GACATTCCGTAATTGTGAGCCTTATCACGAAACCAATCCAGAAGCGGATCATTTTCATCAATGTTAAGCTCAACGCCATCTGGCGATTGAACATTGACTTCATAATCTGCTGGACTGATTGGGGCTGCGCTAGAAGCTTCTGCATTAAGCTCTTCGACAATCTGGTTTCTTAAGTCTTCTTTTCTGGTGTAGAAAGCTCTCTCAAGTTCTTTGTAGCTGTTGGAAAGCTCTTCTGGCCTGTCAAACTTTTCAGGAAGCCAATCAGGTCTTTCTGCTACTTGTTCTTGAGGTTGCTCCTGCTCCGTTTGAGCCTGAACCTCTTGGGTTTCAGCTTCTTGAGTTACTGCTTCTTGTTCCATTTAACAATCCCATTTCCTAAGTGCTTTGTTAATACGACTATTAGGGTCATTAGCCGTCTTTTTAGATGTAAGCTTCTTTTTCATACCCATCATACGCTTACAGAATGATTTGCGTCTAGCTGCTGCTTTTGGTGATTTCTTGGCTTGCTTGGCAGATACAGGACGTTTGATGTTTTTGCCCTGACGCCTGAGAGATCTTCGACCAGCTTCATTCAAACCGCCGGACTTGCTCTGACCTTCTTTTCTTTGCCATGCTGGTGTTTTAGACATTATGTCCTCGCATATGTTGGCTTTTTACCGCCACCACTAGGATTTGTTTTGCGCTTTCTAGAGGTGGCAGAAGCCTTCTCACTTTTGCTCATACTGGCAGCTTTACTTGCTGGTACACATTTTGGGTACTTTCTGCCATCACCCATTTTGCGACCACATTTAGGGTGCTTGCCATCTTTCTTAGTGGAGATATCTACCCAGTTTTCATTAAACCATTTGGTCAGGCTCATTTGTACTTACCGCCCATCCTTTTATACTGCTGCACAAGCTGGCCGCTTGCATATGCGCTGGGCCATTTCTTTACTCTTGCTTTCACAATAGCTTTTGCTCTTGCATACAGACTTGGATTAGAGGGTTTAGCCATCGCCTTGCTTCCTTCCTTGTTCACAGCGGCCCTTAATAACAGCTACAACCCATCTTGAGCCTTCAGCATGGGCTAGAGTTTCGATTCCCACCCCAGCAGGGTAGACGTTATTTGTCGTGATAGATTCCAAGTACGATAAGAAGTCTCTTCCAATCCCCGAGCCAAACAGAGCGTAGGCTTTGCTATTAAGATCTTTGTCAACTTCCTTGCTGTATCCCCTGCCATCAATCGAGACATTTATCTTCTCCTTCATTGTTGCGGTCCTTGCTGCTGCATCATCTGCTGCATTGTTTGTACATTCTGCTCTACTTGGCTTTGGTCAGCCAAGAGTTCTTCCATAATGCCAAACTTAGCTGCAAGGTACTGCACAACTTTCTCTTGATTGTAGAGGACAGGAGTAATTTCTGGACCAAAGGTAGATGCTACAGTTTGCTGGAACCTGACAAAGTCAGACACATCCTGTTGATCTTGCGCCCTCAGTAAGGGAGAGACAGGGACAATTCGCAACTCACGACCATCAATCTTAGGAATATCAATCAATCCCTGATCCGAATAGATCTTTGCGATACGCTCAACAAGAGGCTGCAAAAACTCTTTCTGCATACGACCAGCTACAGCACCCATATCTCTAGATACATCAGCTAGGCGCTCAGAGACTTCCGTAGCTGAAAGAGGCGTTCTAGCATTAGGACGTGTATCAAGCTCATCTATAAAGAGAGCTTTACGAACATTGCGGCGCATATCATCGAGAATAAGCTGGCCCACATCAAATCTTCCAGCAGACTGCAATGTGTCGATAGATGATCCGGGGCTTCTTGGAATAAATGTTCCCGGCTGTATAGTTATGTTGTCTGGGTTGAATACACCATCATCATCATAAATGTACGACCCTGCAATCGCCATCTCAGCGTTTTCAAGAATAAGCTGCACTGTAAGGTTAAGTGTTTTGATAGCTGGCATAGCTTGTAGAACAGGACCACGACCCCATACTTCAAAACCTGATTTAGACCAGCGTGTTGTAATCCAAGGAACAGATCCTCTTCCCTTCAAGGTTTTCTTAATTAGAATCTCATCATCTGTTTCGGATATAAGGTAATATGTATACTCATCCTTAAACTTGTTCTGAGTATCATACATCGTTGCTTCAACGATTCTTGTTTTCCTAGAAGGATCACGCTTTTGTATTTCCTTCATCTTCTCAGAATACTTAGCATCAGGATAACGATGCTTTACTTCTGTAATGTCGCAATCATACATCCAGCGGAACCAATCGCTGACTCTATCCATATGACCTGACATCAAAGCCAAGTTGGTTGGGGGTACAGAAGTGAAGTGTAGATCACCAACAAAACGACCCTCTTCACAAAGAAGGTTCATTGTACCCATTCCAAGATCCTGCAACCCTTCATGCAATTCAGCATTAAAGTTTGAGTTGCGTAGGCCCTCATGGAAAAGATCTGTAATACGATCAAGCTCTTGCAAAAGACCTTTAGTTACTTGTTCTTTTGGAAACTCTGGACCCGGCATAAGCTTGAAAGCTCTGCCATTTGGGGGAAAGAACCCAAGCTGCAATCTTGATGCAAACTTAGGAAGGCCAACTACAGCAGTTTCATCGTAGATATTCTCTGTGCGCCTAGCGGCAGGGGATTCCTGAAAAAAGCTTTCACGATGAGGAAGAACGTAGTCATACATCTCTTCCCATAGATCAGTCCAAGAGTTCCAACGCGACTTTGCCTTTTTGTAACGTGACATTACACGTTTGATCTCATCCGAATCTTTATTGGATGATGGGGCTTCTGGACTAGCGTCACCTGCTGAATACGGACTCATGTCGGCTCCTTAATATCGTATGGACTTGCCCATGTTTTTCTGTGTACGGAAACCTGTAAAGCCGCCAATCTCTTCATCCTGTAAGCTTCTTTGCCCAACAAGGTTAGCCTTACGTTTACGCTCTGCATCTTCTTTACGGCGCTCTTCAGCTTGCCTTTCGGCTTCAAGGCGCTCTTCTTCAGCAGCTCTCTGCTTTTCAAGCTCTGGATCAGGGCCAGGACTTCTAGGTGACATAAAACCCATATTAATCTCCTACTTCTGCTCAAAAATGCGCTTAGCGCCTTTCTTAATCAATTCACAATAAAGCTGATATGGTGTGCATATCCAAGGACTTCTTATCCCAACAAAATGCTTTGCTATGCTTACGCAGTAAGTAAATCTGGGAGCATATATAACGGTATGCTCGGTTTCACAGTCTAAGCAGATACAGTTCTCAATCAAGTACCCGACAAGCCAATCAGCATCTTCCCCTTTGTATGTATCTATCACAAAGCGCTGGCTGGCACATTCAAACTTTATCCATATCTCGTTATCTACATCGTAATAGATAATAAACACATGACCAAACTGGGGCCTATGGGCGGTAAAAAGTCTCCAAGGACCAATGTTATCGGTCCCCTCAAAACAAACTATGAGCTTCATATCGCTCTTGAAAACCTTGTGCGTCTATTCCTAGCTTTTTGACGCTGAAAAGGGTTTCCTGCTCTCTCTACAGTTGCGGGGGAAGGAAGATTACCTACACCGACAATCACTCTACGACCCTCACCACCACCTAAAAAAGCATACTGTAACGCATCGTGCGGATGAGAGAATCTGTTCTTGCTTGGAGATTCTTCGTATTTCTCACTGCCCATATGATACTGGCGCTTGTATTGGTAGCCACCCTCAAATCCGCTAATAAGCACTGTACAAGTTGGGCTTACAGTAAGTGATGGGTATCCATCAACCATCCTGTTAAGAACGCCTTCAACAGCTTCGACTCTCATAATCCTGTCATTACTAGGCGCAGGGTGAGCATTAATGCCAGCAGCCCTCAATATCATAAACGGTGTAGTCTCTGAGGTCTGAGCCATCTGGTTTCCTGCCGGATCGCCTACAAACTTGAAGTCAAAGCCCTCCCACTTGTTCTTGGCTATTTCTCTTTTGAGGATATCTGCGAACCTTCCGGCTCCCATATCTTGTCCGATGACTTCGTGGAAGATAGTCCACTTGCCCGAATGGAGTTGCTGCGTGAATACAGCTGACGGCGTCCTGCCGAAATCAATGCCAACGATAATTTCTGAACCGACTTTGGGTTCGATGGGTGACTTCGAAACATGAGATTCCTTTCTAAAAGATGGGTATACAGGTTTGCCATCAAGCAGGGCCTGATACTGGTTGAGAACATATACCTTTACCCAGCTAGGGGCTTTGCCAAGGATGATCTTGTCATAATAATCAGCTTGTATGTTTCCCTGATTCTCCGCTTTTGAGTTCTTCTCGTAACCAGTTATGTTGCCTTCTCTGTCCTTTACTTCCTTCATAGCGCCCGGTTGTGAGTAAAAGACCCAATCATCTGGCTTCACAAGCAACATTTTTTCTTCTGAGGACATATATTCAGGAGCAGGAGCCTCTCCAGACATGATTGCCCACCAATGGGTCTCATCTGGGCTATTTGTGTCCATAATTACGCCATACCAGCTAGGACCACCATCCCTCATCGAGGGAAAACGACCTACACGCATAGTACAAGCATCAACAATGCTTTTTGGGATCTCTCTGGCCTCATTAATCCACACAGCAGTTAACTCAAGACTAAGAAGCTTCTTAACATCCTCTTGTTTATCCAAAGCCAAGAAGATGACTTCGGATTCAACAGTAGTTCCATCGCCTAAAGCAAAGTTAACATTGTGCGTATATGGTGGAGACCAGACAAATCTGCCAATATCATCGGAAAACCAGTCACGCCATGTCTTGATCGTAGTGGTTTTTAGCTGCGGATTCGTGTTTCTGATGACCGCAAAACGTGTTCTGCGTACATTTTGCTGATTAGGGGACTGAGTAACAGCTATACGCATCAATTCCATGCAGCTAGCAACAGATTTGCCAGAGCCAACCGGACCACGGATGCCCCTGACAAATGATCTGTCTTTCATAAACGCCTTGGCTACAGGACCGGGCGGTTTGTAATCAAGCTTCACCCAAAGAACTTTCTTTGTGCAGCAGTTCCAGAACCAGCACCTAGTGTTGCAACACGCTTTCTTCTGGCAGCTGCGCTAAGATCAGAAGACTGAGCAGAAGGTGGGGGCGCAGGAGCGGGAGTTGGACTTGCATCACCACCATCACCCCTAGTTCTAGTTGGCTTTGCCGCCACAACAGGACCAGTTACAGTCAAATCAGGGTCAAAATCACCCCTGCCTGTATAGCGACCGCCCTCTACAACGCCCGCAATGTTACCATAGCTGGTAGCGGAGCCAGTTCCACTATCCGTGACAACAGTGGTCCCATAAGAAACCTTTCCATCCTTCATTGTGGGAGCATCGCCAGCAATCGTCTTCATAAGACTGGACGCCATTTTCTTTCCAGCAATGTTTGCCACGTTCAAAGCAGCACTTCCAACTCCAGGGATTGTAACCCTTCCTTCTGGAAGCTGACCTACCCTTGCCCTAGTAGCTAACTGGCCCATGTTGGCAACATTAAGACCGGGCCTACCAGCAACATTAGCGGCAACAACATCACGGTTCATGCCATCAACAGCACCAAAAGTAGCCATTACATCACCGGGGCTTGGACCCCTTGACTTGGCTTTTGCAACACCAGCAGAAAAATCAGCAGGCGTACTAACTCTGCCAGTCCGTGCTTCTTTAGCTGCGTTAACAGGGCTGCTTGGAGGGGCTTTGTAGGAAAGAGAATCACCAGAAGCTTCTCTAGGCGTAGAGCCAGTCCGATTCGCTGGACCAGTTAAACTATCTGGCCTTCCTGTGCTAGGAGGTGACTTGGGTCTCTTCAATCTTAATGGCTTTGGCTTTGGAGGAGTTGGAGCCTTCCTTCTTACATTACGACCCGGCTCTCTGCCGCCACCATCTCCGGGGCTGCTTGACGATGATGATCCCATAACTACCTCCTAGGTAAAAAAATATTTTGCAGTAATGCCATAAAGAAGTCCATTGCGTGTGTGGTTTACCCTTCTTTAGGCATCGTCTGTTTTTCTAATAGGGTGTCTGTCACAAGGCAATTCACTGCATTGGGACCCCTAGTCTACATTGAAGTTTATCTGTACCGCCGTACTAGGAGTCTTCGGTGCATCATTGCGAAATCCTGCTCTGTCCATCAGGTCTCTCGCAGCTTCAAGCCTGACATACTGTGAGTTACTACCTAGTAGTTCTCTCATCGTCGCCATGGCCTGTGTAGCGTCCCACCCCAAAGTCATCATAGCCAGTTGTTGTCTGTAGTCGATAACATGCTGTTTATTCAGCGTATTATACGCCCAGCTCTTGTTCCTACCCAACCTCTCTGCTGCTGTCGTTGGGTTGCAACCATTATGCAAGATCATATGCACTAGCTCAGCCTGTGCATCAGTCACTTCTTCGTTGTTGGCTCTTGCTGTTGGTGCATGTTTATCAATGTCGTCCATTGGAACAACACCACCTTTGTATCGCTCTTGTTTGCTTACGTTTGCTTTAGCCATGTCCCTGTCCCAATCGCCTTCGGACGAGTATACATATACATCTGTAAACCCTGTCAAGTCACTTTTTGTATCCTACTGATTTCATTAGTTCCTCCATCTGCGACTCGCTATTCGCTCGGCAGACGGAGCCTGATTTGACTTTCAAGGCCGTTGCGACAATCCCTCTCGATCCTCTGCGATGCTGATGGGCATCTTGAGGGAGTGATTGACGGACGTTGCATGAAAATCAACTTGACCACGACGCGGCGAGACATTCTGTCCGAATTGGGATCGACCCAATTCAGCCAGACTACCCACCACACACACATGATTTGTTATCTTATCATTAGATGATGACGCCATTCAGTCTCGGTCAGTAAAGAGCGACCCTATCATCTATCTTGTCAGTACATTTTTCGGCTCCTTCCAATTTGCTGTAGGGCGCAAATTGGTTCCTTCCAAAAAATATACCCCCAAACTTGGTCGGCTAAACGCTCTTGACTGCTGCGAGCCAGATGGGTCCGTACGGCATGAACGCTACAATCATGTGCGTGTTAACGGTAGGAGAATCTCATGAACATCAAGGATGAAAACCAAGTTATCGTGTCAACTTTGGAAGAGTTTTTAGAGTTGGTAACGCCGATCGAAGACAAGTGGGCTAGCTGGGAGGTACAGCAAGCACTTGAGGCAGGCGATGTAGAACGTGCAGCCGAGCTTGCAGAGCTTGCACTTTCTGACACTGTTACTTGGATGTAGCAAAGCCAAATATATCGGGGGTAAGTTTATAGCTTACTCCCACAACTAGAGGAGGATGACATGCAAGTCACACCGCAGAACGCAGCTAGCATCTCACTGCTACTTGAGAATCTTGCAATCTCTGACAAGGGTATAAAGATACCATCTGGCTACACTGACTTAGCTTGGAGAAGCGAGCTGATGGTACACAGCACAAGGTTGTGGATATTTTCAGAGATATACAAGGAGGAGCATGAGGCAACGCTTGAGAAGTTTGAAGCCAAGCAGGATGGTTTTGCTTCACTGAATTGGGTATCAGCTTACTCATACTTTATGGAAATACCTAGAAACTAGAGGAGAATCACATGAAACATACAGATCCTAGACTACATCAAGACATACTCGACAGCATTGCAGACACTCTACGAAAGGACGCCTTGCCGACAGAGGACAAGCAGCAGCAATGGAACAAGCAGTTCGAGCAGCGTTGCATGGCTCTGATTGAGATGTTCGACGATGGACCAGAGGTTATCGTTCAATGCAAGGTTGCAGACCAGCTCACTCGGATGTTTGAGAAGATGCGTGACAATGTGGCAGCAGCCGGGGTTCGCAAGAAGTGGGAGCGGCGTGATGCAATGCGCTCAGATGTTGGCATCGAGATCACGCAGCAGAAGATTGAGAAGCTGGACGAGCAGATCAGCATGATGCGCTCACAGTATTACATCCTCAATCAGGCATACGCTACTTGCAGATGGAAGGTACGCCAACGCACTATCTCACAGACTGGCATGAACTGGGGTGAGTACACACCGATGAGCAACTTTGCCAAGGTGAAGAGAGCACAGTTCGCCAAGGGCCAGCTTACAATCGAGAACTACGAGGCACACAAGGATGACTTCTGGTCCTATGCCAGAGAGTCGGGGCTTGTAGAGCTTCCTGCTGACGAGCAAGAATCACACGCTATGTAGCACAATGGGAGGGTGGAGCAACCAGCTCTACTCTCCTAATTTTTTTGTGTCCCAAAAAGCGGGATGAGCGCCTCAAACACAGGAG